CCAGTCTGTTAACGGCTTCGCCGTGAAGATGGGCTGCAGATTGCAGGGGACTGCACAAGCGGTTTACTTTATACACCGTCGAGGACTGGCAGTTGTATGGCTAAATCAGACTCGTTCTTTATCCGAGCGAAAGTATCAACCAACGGGCTTAACTATGCAGAAAACTCAATTGATCTTGGTGCTTATGTCGATGCACTTGGAAAAAGTGTACTCAGAATCCACAACATCTCTGTTCAATACGGTACTCCGATTCAATCGATCACAGGCCCTTCTGGGGCAAACGCAGCAACTGCCTACCAACTTACTACTCAATCACAATCTGCAATGGTTGATGTTACTGACCGCAGTGTTGTCTCTTCTGGTCGCCTTAATGTAGGAACGGCTGTAGATTCAAACAACACCACAGTAAGTGACATGATTGACATATCTCCTCAAAGTTTCCGCAATGGTTACTTGGTTGCTGTTGAGCAAATGTACCTCGGTGTAGATCAATTAACCGGCGATTTAGTCAGCCAAGTTTCGATCGTTCTGGAATGCACCGTCGAAACTCTGTCACAGTCTGCAGCAATGGCACTCGCCCTCTCCCAACAGTGAGGTGATTCACCTGCCTACAGATGAAGACCTGAGACTCGCTCTACGCCTACGGGCTATTGCTGACGCTCTGCTCGTACCTGTTGCCAAAGCCACCGGATTGCCTCCCGAACTCGTTCAAGGCTTTGTCGAAGGTACAACTACGGGTGCCGTTGCTGCGGCAAAAGAACCTACAAAGAAAAGGAAGGTTTCAGCGTACAATCGAAAGTACAAGGCAGCATTCAAGCGTGTCTCAAAGAAGTACAAGAAAAAGAACGGGCAATGGAAGAAGGACGGATTCAAAGCGGCAGTACGAGCAGCCCATAAGGAGGCGAAGAAATGAAGGTACACACTTTAAGAGGGCGTGTAGATCTAAACACAACCAAGCGTTTAATTCTCAACGACGGACGATTGACTCATGGTATGGTCGTCAAGGAGTTTTATGTCTGGACTATCTCTCAGGCAAGCGGTGATGACGTTGATTGCATCCTCTCTCTAAGTGGTACGGTTACCGCTGAGATGGATGCAAGTGACAACCGCCAAATTGGTTGGGCTAGAGAAACAACCACCGCAACCACTCGTCTACAAAGTAGAGCTATTATTGACCCGGATCATGTAGTTGTCCAGGATCTATGGATTTCAAACCTAAGCACGAATGGCCCTGCCAATTACCTAATAATTTTAGAAGCCAGAGAATTGAATGACAATGAATCCGTACTACAACTAATCAAGGAGAGATCTCAAGATGACCCAAGATAAACCAATTGAAGAAGTGAAAACTGCAACTCGTATTGAACGGTTTGCTCAATGGTTGATGTCCAGAGAAGAACGACGATCAGAGAAAGAGACAAATCTCGATACCCTGGTTAAGTTGAATGTCCTGGTATCGTTTCTCACTCTCGCTATGGTCGGTGGGATCGATGCTGTACGGGCTGCGGTAATGTTCATCCCATACTTTTAGCGCGCTTAAGATCTTCAACAACTCTCAAGTTGGGTTTACCGGGTTCTTCACTGTGATAAGGAATAAACTGAGGGATCGCGATCCAACAGTCTCCAGCATGCGACGGTAATTCATCAGCGCTGAACACTCCTGCTTCTTTGTAGTTGTGAGTGTAACCGAGAAAATCCGGTCGCCAGTACCCTTTGCCTTTCTGAACATCGTAGACATAGAACTTCATTCTAAACACCTCTCACAATTGTAACAACAATCGGGGCACTGTCCAAACTCTAAGTGATCTATTTTATTCAACTGGCAGTTAATACAGATGCAACTCATTCTTCCTCAACTCCGTACGCGCATTCCCTGCAAGGTATTTGATGAAGCATAATGTAATTCGCTGCTTCTCTCGATGGAACTCCAAGGTTTCTGCCACACTGGCAACATTCAACCATCGTGATCATTCGCCTTCCTCCTGGATAAGTGAGTCAATTCTACGCTGATATGTAACAAGACGCACGAGCGCCTCGTGGCCCAACAACTCAATCGCTGCAGATATGCAACGAGAGGTCATGTAACCGCTTTCTTTCAACTGTTTTAGCACATTGTCAGCACGATCACTGACGGTTATGGAGTATTGGTTCGCCATATTCAACGCTAAATAATAATGTTATTTAGTATATTGCCAAAAAAGGCTACGCCATAGAATAATATAGCGGGGGCATCAGCATAGGGGTGGTGGTCGGGGGAGCGAAGCGAGGGTGGTAAGCGGCTTTCCGATCCAGTCTGTTAACGGCTTCGCCGTGAAGATGGGCTGCAGATTGCAGGGGACTGCACAAGCGGTTTACTTTATACACCGTCGAGGACTGGCAGTTGTATGGCTAAATCAG